CGGACCGGCAGATTAGAAACGTAGTTTTTCCCGCAAAATGCTGGAAAATAAAATGTTTTGAGCACCTCTGGCTTCGGCCAGCTGATCGGTGCGCAGGAGATGAGATCATGGGCCGCCGCAAGGGCAATCTGATCGACCAGGCGGCCATGGGCCATCCTGGCAAGCGCAAAACCAAGACCGAGCGCGCCATCCTCGAGGCCGAGCGCCAGGCGAAACTATTGGCGCTGCCGCGGGCCAATGAGACCAGCGACTCGCCGCCGGCTTACCTCTCCGATCCGCGCCTGGCGCCAGCGATGGCGGTCTGGGTCGAATACGCGCCGCGGCTCGACAAGCTGCATCTGCTGGCACGGCTCGATCGGCATACCTTCGCGTTGTTTTGCGTTTACGCCGGCGAGTTCGTCGTCGCCAACGAGGACATGCTGCTCAAAGGCTATTCGACGCGCGTCAAGACCCTCTCCGGAGACTACATGCTGCGCGAAAATCCGTCCGTGAGCCGCCGGGATTTTGCCGCCAAAATGGTGCTCGAGCTCTCGAGCAAATTCGGCCTGACGCCGGCCGACCGCAACAAGCTGCTGCGCGACGGCGCGATGCGCTTCGACGATGAAACCCTGTTCGGCCGTGTGTTGCCGATCCTGCCACCCTCGAACGATGCTTCTCGCGTCGGCGAGTCCGCCGCGGTGATGCCTGCGCCAGGCAACGAGTCCGCGGCGATCGGCTCGATGTCGCAATTCGATTCCGTTCCACCAGGCGCGAAACCCAACTGATGCATGCAAAGCGCAGCAGCCTTGAACGCGATCAACGCCATGGCGTTGTCGCCGGCGGAAACGCTGCAGCCCGAGCCGGATTGGGTCACGCGCGCGGCGGACGAACACGGCTATGCCTGGGCGCGGCTCGCCTGGCATCGCGCGGCTGCCACACCTGGCGCCTGGTTCGATGCCACCAAGGCCGACGCGATCATCGCGCGCTGGCCGACATGGTTCAAGCTGACCGTCGGCCGTTTCGCCGGGATCCCGTTTCGGCTTTCGTTCTGGCAGGAATGCATCGTTCGCCTGCTGGTCGGCTGGAAAGCGCCGATCGACATCATCGATCCCGAGACTGGATTGTCCGCGCAGGTTCATGTCCGGTTGTTTCGCGAGTTGCGGCTCTGGGTGCCGCGAAAAAACGGAAAAAGCGAATTCCTCGCCGCGCTTGCGCTGTTATTTTGGGCGATCGAAGGCCAGCGTCGCGGTGCCGGGTTTTGCTTCGCGCATGATGAGGCCCAAGCGCGCGAGGTTTTCGACAAGATGGCCGACATGATCGGCTATGCGCCGAACGTGTTCCGATCGCAGGCGACCGGCGAGATCATCAAGGTTTTCTCAAAACAGCTCTGGAATGCCGATCTGCGCTCGCCGTTCCGGCTGATGCCGGGCAACGCCAAGGGAAAGCATGGCCGCGCGCCGTTCGTCACCGTCGGCGACGAGATGCATGAGTGGATCTCGACCGAACTCGCCGACACGCTTCGCCAGGGCGAGGGTGCGAGCCTGCAGCCGATCCGGTTGTACGCCTCGACCGCCGGCCTGAAATCGCAAAAAGTAGGCCACGGTCTGTGGGAAGAAAGCCAGAAGATCCTCGACGGCCGCATCGAGGACGCCACCACGCTGGTTGTGATCTTCGCAGCTGCCGAGGATGCCGACTGGAAAGATGAGGCCGCCTGGCGTGCGGCAAATCCGTCGCTCGGGCTGTCGCCGACGATGGCGTTCCTGCGCGGCGAGCTCGCCAAAGCTGTGACGCCGGCGGCCGAAGCCGGCTTCCGCCGCTATCACCTCAACCAATGGGTTGAGGATTTTGCGCGCTGGATCACGGTCAAAAAATGGGATCTTGGATCGCCTGACCGTACCGCATGGAAACGCTTTCCCGACGAGCTCGTCGGTCGCGAATGTTTTCTGACATTCGACTCCACGAAAAGTTTTGATCTGGCGGCGATGTGCCTGCGCTTCCCGCCGATCGCCGCGGGCGAGCGCACGAAATTCATCTGGCGGTTCTGGCTGCCGTCGGAAACCATCGAGCAGCGCCAGGCCGCCGAGCGTACCCCGTTCGATCAATGGGTGCTCGACCAGGCGTTGACATCGATCCCCGGCGGAGTGTTCGAGCTCGACTATGCGATCAAGGCAGCACTTGAGGCGATCGCAAAATACCGGGTGACGAAAATCGGCTGGGATGCCTGGCAGGCGCTCGAATTTTATAACCGCATGGTGGCGGCCGGCCAGCCGGAAAACCTGTTTGTCGAGATGCGTTTCGGCACGAGGTCGCTCGGCCAGGGCACGCGCGAATTCGAGCGCAAGGTGTTCGGCGGCGAGATGGATCACGGCGGCAACCCGGTCGCGCGCTGGATGATCGGGCACTGCAACGTCCGCTTCGACGAAAACATGAATTACGTCCCGGCCAAAAAACGGTCGGAAGATTCCATCGACGGCATTGTCGCGGCCGTGATGGCCGAGGCCCTGGCGCTGGCGCCCGTTGCACCTCAACCGAGATTGATTTTCCTTTGAGCATCATCGAGCGCCTCGCCTCTTGGGCCGGTTTTGCCCCGATCAAAAATTCGGGCGGAATCCCGATCACCGATTTCACGCGCGGATCGGAAGCCTGGAACGATCTGTTCGGTCCCTATACCGCGCTCGGGCTGCCGCCGCCGACGCGCTACACGGCGATGACGTCGACCGCGATCCATGCCTGCACCAGCCTGATTTCAGGCGCGATCATGGCGATGCCGGTCAACATCTATCGGGTCGACATCAGTAACGGTGAACGCGATCGGATCTATGACGACGATCTCGCATGGGTGTTCAACGAGGAAATGTCGCCGCGCTGGCCGGCCTCGATGGGATGGGAATTTCTCTGCCTGTCGCTACTGCTCGAGGGCGATGCATTCGCCAAGATCAAGCGCGATCGTATGTCGCGGCCGATCGGGCTGCATCCCTGGCATCCCTGGCGCGTCAACAATGGGCCGACCGCCGACGGCTCGCGGATGGTCTATCGGTTCGAGCCGGAATACATCAACGGCGTCACCATCGGCCAGGTCGAGATCCTCGACCAGGACGACGTGTTGCACATTCCCGGTTTTGGTTTCGACGGCTGGCGCGGGCTGACGCCGTTGAGGCATTCGCTGCGCAACGCCGGCGCGGTCGCGCTGGCGACGCAGGAATACGCCGGCAATTTTTTCGCCAACAGCGCGCGTCCCGACTATGTGATGCAAAGCGATCTCAGCATTGGCGAGCCGCTGCGCAAGGAAATGCAGGATCTGATCGACGAGCGGCATCGCAATCCGGCCAATGCGCATCGTCCGATGGTGCTCGGCGGCGGTTTGAAGATTCAGCCATGGTCGATCTCGCCCGCTGATATGCAGCTACTCACGACGCGGCAATTCCAGATCGAGGAAATCTGCCGCGCCTATGGCGTGCCGCCGTTCATGGTCGGCCATACCGAGAAAAACACTTCCTGGGGCGCCGGCGTCGAGGCGATGGGCAAGGGCTTTGTCCGATACACGCTGCGCCAGTACCTGAACAAGTTCGAGGTCGAGCTCAATCGCAAGCTGTTCCGCACCGCTGCGCGCGTCGCTGAATTCGACACCAGCGACCTCGAGCGCGCCGACATGGCGACGCTGATGACTGGCCTGCGCACGGCGGTCGGCCGCGCCGGCGAGCCGCGCATCATGAGCGTCAACGAGGCGCGCGCCGTGTTGCGCCTGAAAAAAGATTCCGCCGGCGACGAGCTCGGCATCAACCCCGGCTCATCGTCGCCGGATCCCGCCAGTCCTCCAGCGAAAGACGCCAAGCCATGAAAAACCGGCTGCTGAATCTGTTCTCCGCCAACGCCAAGCGCGGCAGCTTCAAGGCTGACGCCAGTGCCAACGTCATCGAGCTCTATGACGTGCTGGTGTCATCCGAGGCGGAAGCCGCATGGTTCGGCGGCGTCTCGCTGCCGGCGTTCTCCGCCGCACTTTCGGGCATGAACGGCGACGTTCATTTGCGCATCAACTCGCCCGGCGGCGACGTATTTGCCGGCATCGCGATGGCGCAGCTGATCCGCGAATACAAAAGCGGCGACGTCATCGCCCATGTCGACGGTTATGCAGCCTCGGCGGCTTCGCTGGTCGCGATCGCGGGCAAAAAATGCATCATGGCGCCGTCGTCGATGATGATGATCCACAAGGCCTGGACCTTCGCGATTGGCAATTCCGACGATCTGCTCGAGACCGCGGATCTGCTCGACAAGGTCGACGGCCAGCTCGCTGTGAGCTATGCGGCCAAAGCCAACAAAAAACCCGCCGAATTCACCGCGATGATGGGCAAAGATACCTGGTTCACGCCGCAGGAGGCGGTCGACGCCGGGCTTTGCGATGAAATCGCCTCCGATGCCAAGGAACCGGCGGCCTCGGCCGCCGCGGCGCTCTGGGACATGAGCGCGTTTGAAAACGCGCCGAAACCCAAGGCCGCAAAATCCCCAACCGAATCCGAAAAGGCCGCTGCAGCGCTCGCTGCCGCGGCCGCCGTAACGGCCGCCGCTGATCTGGCCGCCGAGTCCGAGCGCCAGCAGCGCGTCCGCGTCCTGCAGGCTTTGCTCGTCACTGCTGCCTAGAGAGCGCTGCTCGAAAGACAGACCACGCTGAGGCCATCCGGTCGCGGCGCCTTCCCCCATGGAAAAAAGGACGCTCGAGATGAGCATTCAAACACTACGCGAGCAGCGCAACACCAAAGCAAAGGCGATGGGCGATCTCACCGACGAAAAGCGCAAATGGAATGCCGCGGTCGACAAGCCGGTCTGGGATGCCCTGATGGGCGAATGGTCAGAGCTCGACGACCAGATCAAACGCATCGAACAGGTCAATGCGCTGACCGCGGAGACGCTGAAGGTCGACGTCATCTCCGAGCATGCCGAGCGCGTTGGCAAGAACAAAAAGTCGGAAGCCTCGATCCGCTTTGCCAAATGGCTGCGCGGCGGCGATGCGGCGCTGACCAACGAGGACTGGACCAAGATCCGGGCCGCGATGTCGACCACCACCAACAGCCAGGGCGGATTCACCCAGGAGACCGAGGTCGCCAAGGAAGTGCTCGACGCGCTCAAGCTGTTTGGCGGCATGCGTGCGGTCGCCGAAGTGTTCCAGACCGCGATGGGCAATCCGATGAATTTCCCGACCTCGGATGGTACCGGGGAAACCGGCGAAATCATCGGCCAGAACACCACGGCCACCGCGCTGGATCCGACGTTCGGAATGGTCCCGCTGACGACCTATAAGTTCTCGTCGAAAATCGTCGCGGTGCCGTTCGAGCTGCTGCAGGACTCCCAGGTAGACATCGAGGCGTTTATCCGTACCCGCCTGACGACCCGGCTCGGCCGCATCACCAACACCAAGTTCACGCTTGGCCTTGGTGACGGCTCATCTGAGCCCAATGGCATCATCACGGCGGCCACCACCGGCGTGACCGCGGCCAATGCTACCGTGCAGGTGACGGCGATCCTCTACAATTCGCTGCTCGATCTCGTGCATTCGGTCGATCCGGCCTATCGCAACCTCGGCAATTGCAAGTTCATGATGGCGGATTCGTCCGTCAAGGCGATCCGCAAGATCGTCGACGGAAGCGCGCGGCCGATTTTCGTGCCGGGCTGGACCTTCGCAATTCCGACCGGCGGGCCCGCCGGCGGCGCGCCCGACTCGATTCTGGGTTACCCGATCCAGGTCAACCAGGACGTCGCCGTGATGGCAGCCAGCGCCAAGTCGATCGCGTTCGGGGATTTCTCTTACTACAAGATCCGCGACGTGATGGACGTGCAGATGTTCCGCTTTACGGACTCTACCTATACCAAGCTCGGCCAGGTCGGCTTCCTCGCCTGGATGCGTTCGGCCGGCAACTTCATCGACGTCGGCGGCGCGGTCAAGCTGTTCGTCAACGCGGCAACCTAAAAACGCGCAGCGCTTTTAGCGACCAGCACCAAGCGCGAGGGCGCAAGCGCCCTCGTCGCGGCTGCGACAAGTGCCAGAGTTTCCCAATTCTCAATCCTGCAAGGATCCTCCCATGAAAATCATCATGACGTCCGTCTATGACGACGGCAAAAAAATCCAACTCAATCCCGGCGACATCGCCGATATCGACGATGCCGAGGCTCAGCGCATCATCTCGGTCGGCGGCGGTCACGCTCCGACCGATGCCGAGATCGCCGCCGACCTCGAGGCCAAGGAGGCTGCCGACCGGGTGGCCATCGATGCAGCACCAGCCAAGGAGGCTGCCGCCCGGATTGCCGCAGCCAGGGCCGCTGCCGACAGGGTCGCCGCCGATGTAGCC